AAAGTCATTTCAATATAGAAGAATGATGATTGAAGAACATCCAGAATATCATCTCAACACATGGGATGCTGGATGGTATCAAATAAAATTAATCTTAAAGAAATATCTACCTGATGACCTCAAAACTTTTGTTAAACTTTATAAAGAGTTTGAGAATAGAATGAGAGAGGGTGTATATAAATTCGGATTTTTGAGGGAGTGATGAAATGGCAGAATTAATAAGAGAAAGTATAGTTAAGATAGTAATTACTAAAACAGTAGACGCTATCAGTGAAGAAGAAGCATTGAAGATTGCAATAGAAAATATAATGGATAATGTTAAAGAGAATAATTCTATGATTAAAAAGGTTTTAATATTAATAATGTTATCTTTGCTCATCACATCATGTACTTATCGACCTTATCCTCAACACGATTATCAACGCTCAAAAGAAACCAGATATTATGATAACCATGGTAAATACACAGGCAAATCATACCAACGTGGTAATACCATAAGATATTACAACAAAAATGGTAAATATACTGGTTCGGGAAGAGTTAAATAATGAATAAACGTTGGGCAAAATACGAGAAGGTTAAATGCAATTGTGGGCATTATCCCAAGGATCACTTTGCTAGAGAAGGTGCTTGCTCAAAATGTGCATGCACATGGTATTATCCAAATGATAAACACATTGCAAAATGTCAAAAAATCAAAAAAGCGAAGAAAAATGATAACTCATTATAGAAAATTCGATAGGGGTAAAGTGAGAGGACGAGCTGGCGCTGAGACTGTTGTTCTTAGATATATAGCCAAAGATATTCGTCCGCTTGGGGATATCATTGAAAAGGATGTGACCATGCCCGGCTGTAGTTATGGAGAAGTGGATGATTTTTCCAAAGTGAAAAGGGTAAAGGTAGTAGTAACCATTGAGGAGCTAGACGAGGGTAAAGCTAATGAGGATATTTAACAAAATTTTTATATTTCCAATTTTAATGTCCTGCCGAGTCGGCCTACATACAACAGACCCAGACTTTAAATTTTGGACAAAAAAATGTAAAACAGCAGGCACCATGAAATTTACCACCTATGTATTAGGTATCGAGACGAAAAATAAAAAACGACAATTTTCATTTTGTTGGAGACCTGATGTTACAAGATACTATTGGCAATCTAAAAAGGTCTGAAAAAGGAGAGGACTGGTAAAAATATGACAACATTACAAGGTGAAATAGAGTACCAAATAGAGGACGGTACCTGGGTCCACTCCGATATAGAACCACGCGGATGTAATTTTGAAGGAATAGATGATAAACACCGCGAGTACCTCCACGCTCTTCTTGACGAATGGATTGATAATTCAAGCGGTACTGGGTGTTTCTATATAAAAAATGAAAAATTTCATATACCAAACAAGGAGGATATGTAGTGAAATGCCCAAAATGTAAAAAAGAACTCACCATTGACCCAGCAGGCACACACCTATGGCCTTGTGGTAAATGTCAATATGCATGGCGTGATGAAGAGATTAAAGCTTACTGGGAAGGTCTTAAAGCAGGACAAAAAATGTATAAAAGTTTATTTAATAAAAACCATAGATATACAGAAGAAGGGCGCGGTCTTGATATCAAAGCCCGTGAACTTCTTAAAATATTATTTGAGGAATACACAGAAGAGGGGTATTCCCCAGTGGAAATATCGCACATATTAATACACACCATATTTGAAGCTGAATTAACAACCATCTTAGGGTGGCATAAATGAAAACAAAAGTAGTTGTTGATGGTGTTACCACACACATAAAAAAACGTAATTACAAAAAAGATATGGGTATTTGTCCCCTATGTAGAAAGCAAATAAAAAGTGGGAATGAAATTTACTTATTGATTAATAACTACAAATTATTCCCGAACACAATTGTACATTCAAGGTGTGTTGACCTAACACCTATTATGAATTCGATACCCATAATAGATTGGAAAAGTACAATTAAAAAATTGAAAAAAGACTATGAGCAAGCAGAACAATCCAGGAAACATAATGCTTGTTGGTTTGAATAAAAATAGAAAAAAAGAAAAGCATCGACGTTTACGTCGATGCTTCGTTTTCCTTCTTTCCTTCTTTCCTTTTTTCCCCTTGTTAAAAATTCCCCTATTATTCCTACTGAATAAAAATCAATTCTGTTAAGAAAAAACATCACATAGAACAACTCTATTAGGTAAACTATCTAAAGGTATACTATAGTATATGTTTTTATTATATTGTTAAATAATATTGTTAAATATTTTTTTTATTTACTTAAAAAATTTTCTCGCGCGCGCCGCCTAGTGAACCGCGCTTCGAAATTAACATCCAAAAATTCCTAATACAATTCTTTCTTTACTCTTATAATAGCATTTATATGATATTCAATAATTCTATTTCTGCCTTCCTTAGTCATAAGAATATTTTTGCACTCATCTTTGTTATCCATAAAAAAATTTTCAGTTAACACTGCTGGCATTCTGGTTTTTTTAAGAACATAAAACTTTGCTTCCTTATCTAAATCTCCGTCTGAAAAATCTGCTCTAAGTCTTCTATAAGGAAAAATACGTCTAAATTCCTCACCTACAACAGTAGCAATCTTATCACTCTTTGTTTGTCCGGGTGAAGTATAAACTTCAAATCCACTTCCTCTGCCAGCATTAGAATGAATGCTAATAAAAAAAGATTCATTAGGATCATACTGATTAGCCCTTCTAACTCTTTCACTCAAAGAAATGTCTTCATATTCAGGTGTGATAACAACATAGTTTATGTTCATCTCACTAAGCACTTGAACAATCCCACACACAATTGATCTATTAAACTCACCTTCAAATAATTGACTACCATCATCCCATATAGGAGATCTTTTTCCAGGGGTTTGATAGACTCCCGCTACAACACCACCATGTCCATTATCTAGCAACACTATCATTTAATTTCCCTCCATATATTTACATTTAAAATTTTTATGTCGTTTACGTTTGCCATTTAATATCATTGACAAATTACTATGTTGTAAATTATATTTTCTACAAGCATCCATGATACAATAAAATCTTTCTTCTTTTTCATTTGGGTGGATTAATATTATTGATTTAGCATTTGGAGCATTTTTACCACTAATACCATACATAGGATTATTTTTACCTTTCATTCTTTCAGATTGTTCTGGATTCTTTTTACCATACATTGGATGGTTTTCACCACTCATTCTCTTAGAATGTTTCGGATTCTTTTTATTATACCAATAATTATTTTTTCCACTTTTTGATTCACTTAATTTTTTTTTATGTCCCTTTGAAAATGTTTTACCATACCATGGGCTATTTTTACCAGAGCCAAAACCACCACCACCTCCTGTTGTCATGTTATACCCATTATTAAATGTGTTAAATTCTTTAATTTTATTAATTTCAAACCGGTTTAAAATTTCTTCGTCATTAGAAACAGAGACATGCCAAGCAAAATAAGAAAAATTCTCCCAACCATATTTTCTAATGGCATTATGTAAATGTAATTTGGACTTATTTTTAGCGAGACGTAAATGTTTAGATATTCTTTTATTTAATTCTTGAATAGTTTTTCCAATATAACATTTTCCATTTACATTATTTTTTATAGAATAAACTAAAGACATTATAAATCCCCCTATTTATATTGACTGAGCTTATTTTAGTAATTACCGCATTATTTTTTTTAAAGCGCAAAGCCGCCTAATGAACCGGCGTCAAAAATTAACCTCTAAAAAGCGTACACATTTATACCATCTTCATCGACACATGCTGACCTAATTCATTTCCAAACACAACTCTATCTTTTAAATCATCAGAACCAGACAACACAGGTTCCTGACTCCAATTTGATAAACTGTTTATAACATTGGTGTGTGTTTCCCTCCAAGATTTATATGATTTTCTACACTCTTTAATAAAAGTATTAGTTAACAACCCCTGCCTCATACCATCTATAGTTGTTTCAGAAGAAGTTTGATCATCTTTACATCCCGATAAAAGAATATGTCTTTGTGGGCTAGTTCCTTTTTGTTTCACACCAAATTTATTTATTTTTAAACTTCTACCATTTATTTTTTCAGCCATTTCTTTTGGCATAGCAATATTTCTAACAATATCCTTAGTCATACTGCCACTATGACATGTATCACATACCATAGATAAAAAAGCTCCTACCGGAAGTTTTTTAAATATAGCTGCAACATCATCATCTAATAAAGGGTCGCTCCAATTAAAATCATGTGACACCAAGACCTCATCTAATTTATCAGATTCATCCCCAGAAATATCAGTAACCTGTGTGCCATGTCCAGAGTGATAATAAAATAATTCATCTCCCTCTTTTCTATTAGACAGTAACCAATTTAAATGACCAAGTATGTTTGCTTTAGTTGCTTGGTCATCCAAAAGCATTTTAATACCACCTTCTTCAAACCCACAACATTCAATTAAAAAATTTTTCATGTTGTTTGCATCATTAACACAACCCGCTAAATCCATTCCTGGAAGTGCGTAGTGGTTAATTCCAACTACAAGTGCAAATTTTTTCATATCTTCCTCCTCAGATGAATTGTCTACTGTTTCTTGATCATTGTTATCATCATCTTTATGTTTTCTAACAGCATAAACAATACCACCACCTAGTAACATAAAAAACATTACAATCAACCAACTTGGCATAATATTTCCTCCTCTAAAAAATTATTTTTAAAACTTGTGATGTGTTTTTACAAAATAAAACTTTAAGATCCATTGTTCCATTATTAATGTGGTTAGTTAAACTTCTTCTTCATCCTCTTCATCTTCCCCATCTCTTTTTAATGTACATCCATTTTCACCTACTCTGAACGTAGCGAAACTAACAACATCTTTTTTTCTTAACAAATTTCTAATAGATCTTTGGGTCTTAGTTAATTTACTTTTTCCAGTTTTAATTTCAACAAAGATAACCTCATCATCAGTAAACTGAATTCCATCAACTGGATTGCCTAGAAATCTAAATCTATTCGGATCGTATGGCCAATCTTTCATAAAAGGAGCCATATTTTCTCCAATTTTACCAACCCTAACTTCAGATGATTTTTTCTGAGATAATAACTTTCTAAATTTATCTTGGGTTCTTTTAATTTCTTTCTCAGCTTTCTTCTTATCCAAGCGGGCTTTAAATAAAACTAATACCACTACCATAACTGAAATAATTGGCAAATTACAAAACAAATGTTGCCAAATGAGTTCTACCATAATTTATCCTTTCTTTTATTATTCATATATTTTTTCAACATGTTCTATAAGAGTTGTTTCATATGTATTAAATGTATTACTTTTGCTTGGATTAATTCCTTTACTATAACAATAAGAACTATAACCAGCCCTTTCTATTACAGCTTTAGACATAAGATTAGCCTCCCATTGAACACCGTTTTCTTTTCTAATATCCTCTAACACATAAAATTGATGATTAAAAAAACAATGAGATACTCTATCATAAATACCATCTATATCCTTCGAATCATACTCCTCCAAAGCCATTAATGTAAAATAATGAAACACACCTTGAAATATTTTTTGGTGTTTACGAGTAGATTCTTGTTCATCTATCCACTCACCATGTTCCTTGTAATATACACCAAGACTATCTAGTTTTTCAATAAGTTTAGAATAGAATTTGGCAGAACATCTTATAATATTATACCAATTCTCATAAAAAAAATGCCAATTGTTATCATCAAAAAGAACTTCTTGATGAATTTCTTTTATAATTTCCCAAGCACGTTGCTCATCTTCATTAAAACTTTTACCATCTATACCCCACAAACGAACTTCATATATCTTATCATTTACAAAGTTTGTTTTATTAAAACTATTCTTCCATTTATTTTTTGCTTCGTTGAAAAAATTTCTTAGCTTTTTCATTTTAATTCCTTTTTAATTTGTAAAACTTTTATAATTTAAATCAGTATGGCCCATATAATTAGTAATATAACAAGCAGGAACAGCTTTACCGTTAGATAAAATATAATGGTCTGATCCATAACTATGAGTACTTCCAACCATAACTATTGTAAATAACATACATAAAGTAACAATTAATTTATTCATTTTTACCTCCCCTTTTTATTCTATAACATTTCTATATCAAAATTTTCTATCTTTGCTAAGATGTAATTGGTTTTCTTTATATTATCTATTAAACCTAATTCAATCTTTGCGGCCCTAACCACATGATAATCATCCTCTGGTTCTAGAGAACGAACTTCTTCCAATAATATTTCAAGTTTTTTCTTTTTATTTTTAGCAAATAATTTACTATGTGCGTGTTTTATTATATCATAATCACAATTAAAACATTTATCATCATAATATGATATGAAATGAAAAATATTTTTAGCACCACATTTTGGACAGTCTACTGTTAATATTTTTAAAGCATCACCACTCATAAAAATCACCTACTTATATATTTACTTTCTTTTCTATACAATTTAGGATTTTCTATTATATCACTTATTCCGTGACTATCAAGCTTACTATTTTTTCTTATATTAGATTCCAAAGCATCTATGTTAAGGTTTTTCTTTAAGCGTCTTTTCTTTTGGTTCTTTTCTCGATGTCTTTTTTTTATTAGGCTCTTTTTTTGCTTTATCATAATCCACCCTCTTTTGGTAGGCCCCTTCTAATTCCTTAGATAAGGACTCTTTTATTTTTTTTAAATCACCAAGACGCATGTAAACATCGTCTAATTGACCATCATCTAATAATTTCTGAATAATAGAATCAATGATCTCAGATGGATCTAGTTTTCCGGCCTGTAATTTTGAGCGAGAAGTTGCCTCAACATGATCAGCAATCATTAATGCTGCAGACTCAATACACGTTGGACGGGAACACTTATATCTATAAGCATCTTCTAAATCGGAACCTGATTTATCAAAAAAATATTGTACCACAGATGTCCCATGATGTTGACTTACTACTTCTATAAGTTTCCTAGGAAATTTATGATCATTTACCAATATATTTATACCATCAGAGACATGTCTACTTATTATATGATAACTCATTCTAGTGTCTAAATTATCATGTGGATTCCCGTCTTCATCCAATTGATTTTCTGAAAAAAATTTAGGGTTATTTACTTTTCCTATGTCATGGTATTGACCGGCAACTTTCATAAAAACAACATCAAGTCCCAATGACAAACTTATAGTCTCTAACATAGACATTACCGTTTGGGAATGTTTAAAAGTACCCGGACAATTTTCTCTAAGTCTTTGTAATAAAGGATAAGTGGGATCTAATAACTCACCCAAACCATCACTAGATTCTTCAACTTCAACTTTTTGTATGTCTTCAGCCATAATATAATCTCCAAACTACCTTAGAAGTTCATTTAACTTCTGTTGATATAACTGTTGTAATCTTTGCTCTTCTTGTAATCTATTTTTTAATACTAAATCATTTGGATTCTTTTGTAAATCATCTCTTATATGACGTTCATTTCTATAAGAATCGTTAAGTCTTTGTTGCCAATTTTTTATATCATTTTTTATTTGAGTACGTTCCTGCTCTTGTCTAAATCTTTCTTGGTCTTCCCTATATGCTTTCTGAAATATATTAAATGTTTCTACTGATTTCTCAGCAAGTAATTGTCTTCCCCTTTCAGCCTCAACTTTAACAGCTAAAACTTCCGGCTTCATCGCAAAAGTATTAACCGACCCCCAAATGACACCACCAACAAGTAAAATCAAACCAAGTATTCCTGCTGCTAATTTAATCCAAGGATTAATTCTTTTAGGTACTGATGGACAACCACCATTTCCATCTTCTTTATCATTATTCATTTTAATACTCCTTTAAACACCAAGTTTGTCTAAGGACTCAACAAACTTTGGATCAGTCATTATAATAGAACCTATCCCTATCTCTGAACAACTCATATTAGAAAGTATTCTTATATCATCTACATTTGTAAATGAACAACCTGCTATATTTAATCCTTGCCAATTATGATTTTCAATAAACTTCCAATTTTTTAACTGAGCAGCCTTACCAGAAAGACCTCCAAATATAGTGGGGATAGAATTTAATCTTATTCCAGCCACATTATCTAAATCATATTCATAAGGGTCCTGGGTATAATTTAGTTTTAAATACAAAGGATACTTAGTTTTTGGTATCTCTCTATTGTCAAAACTTTTAACATTCGGACATGAAAAATTTAATTCTATTCCAGCAATATTTAAATCTGACTCTTCAATATAATTAATCATACCTTTTATTTGCCAATCATAGCCGGCTATAGAAATCATAACATTTGATAAATCATATACAGTGTTACCATGAATCGTATAATCTAAACACCAATCAAAAAATCCCATGTTATGCAAACCAACCTTGTTCCACACAGTGTTCCCATATTTTAATATAGCAAAAGGTATACCTAATTTCTTATCCCAAGTTAAAGTTCTAGTAACTCTAGGGAAATTAGGAAAATTATACTTCTTGTGCCAATCATATCCGAAACCATACCCCATAACTGATGCTGAATAAAAAAATTTCATAATTAATAATCCTTAAATTTTTTAACAACTTCTTTAGTATTAGGAATATAAATAACTTTGTACCCTATATATCCAATTAATAATAATATAAATAATTGTAATAAAACCATTTTATTTAGTTACTCCATTAAATAACTGCGTTATGTTACCCACACATTTTTCACACAACAACGCTGTACCACTCATTATAATACAACCACCATTTCCAACCTATGACTTTAAATATTTATTATTTTTCAACTCACATAAATCACAAACCATTTCTTTATCTACTACATGTTCTACTATATCAAATTTTACAATATTAAAACGTGGTTGACCTTCAATATCTTCCAAATACCTTGTATTTTCTATTTCTCCAGGCACATAAAATTCTACAGGTGGTGTGTATTCAAATGTATATGTTTTTTCACTACACATTGTTGCTCTCCTTTTACTAATTACTCCGTTAAATCTCCCCCACAAACAGCACATTTATATTTCTCACCAAACTCAACATTTTCTATCCGTTGAATTACACCACACTTCACACATTTAAAAGGCTTACCTTTCTTATTCGCATACTCCCTTTCAGCTGCCGGTTCCAACCTTCCATTAGTTTTTTCTAAGACGTCCATTACGATAACACCTCCTCTATAAAGTAATTTGTTCTGGCATAAAATCAAAAAATGCCGGTTCTTTAGATAAGTATTCACTTATTCTTCCTTGTCCCTTCGCAAACTCATCACATAGTCTTAGATACCTATATTTGGGCGCGTCTCCATAAAGTTTTAATCTTTTATTAATAAGTTTATTAGCAAAACCACCATTAAACATCATTCTTCTAAACTCTGAGTCAGAGCATCTCTCTGTTCTTAGCCACTTTAAATAACCGCTCCTCATCAGTTCCCAAATAATTTCATCTTTCTTTTCCAAAAAATTATCTTGTACAACGATATAAATAACTCTCCAATCTTTGTAAGAATCTTTCAATGCCGTAGCAACGAGTGTATAGTCTTTTCTGTACATGGTACACACAAGCACTCCAAAAGAATCAATTAAAAAAAGATTAGCTATGTTTTTCATTAACCCTATTTTTTTATAATTAACTTTTAAAGCAACCAACGTAGCATTTAAATTTGCTTCTAATTCATCCATTTTTAATCCTTTTTAAAATTTTTTTCAATTTTTTCGTGTTGATTAGACATATAAAAAGGGATCTCATCTATTTTCTGTTCAACTTTAAACAATACTTCCTCACCATCAAGGGCTACAAAAATATTAGCATTTTTTATATCTTCGGAAAGTAGTTTTTGAGCTAATGGTGTAGCAATTGTTTTTTCTATACATCTTTTTAAAGGTCTAGCACCATATTGTTCATCAATGCCTTTTTCATAGATAAAATCTTTGATCTTTTTATCAAACTTTAATTCTACTTCTTTATAATCAGTATCATTATTTTTCAAATTATCATTAAGTTTATACAATTCAATATCTATAATTTTCATATAATCTTTTTTAACAAGAGATTTAAAATAAATAATATTATCAAGTCTATTAAGAAACTCAGGTTTAAATTTACTCTTGATAGCTTTATCTATAGCACCATCTCTTTTATCATCTGTAATTTTAGCTACATCACCAAATCCAATGGTTTTACCAATACCATCAACCTCTTTGACACCAACATTAGAGGTCAAAATAACAACAGCGTTTTTAAAAGAAACCATAACCCCTTTACCATCTGTTAAACGACCTTCTTCAAGTATCTGTAATAACAATTCATGTATCTTTACACTTGCTTTTTCTATTTCATCAAAAACAACCACAGTAAATGGGTTATTCAATACGGCATTAGTTAAAACACCACCACTATCATGTCCCATATAACCAGCAGGTGCACCAATTAATTTAGCATACTCATGATCAGATGAGTATTCAGAACAATCAATTGTGATCATATTGTCCCTACCTTTAATTAATTCATCAGCTAATACTTTACTCGCGAATGTTTTACCAATACCAGTTTGACCAGCAAATAAAAATGATCCGATCGGTCTATATGGATCTTTCAAACCAACACTAGCCCTCTGAATTGCTTCTGTTAAATCATCAACGGCTTGATCTTGGCCGATCAAAAAAACCTTCATATTATCATTAAGTTTTAACAGTTCTTTTTTAGGAACATCTCTAAACTTTCTTTGAGCCTTTTTCCTCATATACTGACTCATAGAACCAACATCTGCAGATTTTAACCCACAGTCATGATGTTGTTTGGGATCAACTCCTGTTGATTTCTCTGACTGATCAGACAACTCCTGTGCTCTATCATAAGTTAAAAAGGAATTACATGAACGACACAACTGATAAAGTTCATTCATGAGAATAGGCGGAGCAACTCTTGCTGGCACACCTATACTATCCAGATAACTGAACAACTCTTCAAAATCTACCACACATTTAGACACTACATAAGCATTAAAACTAGTTCTATTATGAAAATATCTTTGTTTTAAAACAAGATCTCCGTCTTCTTTATTAAACTTTTTAACATTAATATATTTGTTTATTCTTTTCCACCATTTTTGTACAATGGTACTATCTAAATCATCAACTGATATATTATCACCTTTTTTAAATTGTTTTTCTTTTTTCTGCTCTTCTGCATTAAATTTTTTATGCTCTTCGTCAAACGTTTCTTGTAATTTATTTATATCTTCATAATAAGAAATGTCCCAATATTTATTTTCAGTTAAAAGTTTTTCACCAACATTTAACTTACCATCTTTAATTTTTATAACAAAATTTTTATTTAAAATCAAATTATTAGGATCGAGAGTTGTATTTATTTCCATTATACAACCCATTAGTTCTTCTCTAACCTTAAGTAAATCCGGCGGATCATCCATCTGTTGATTAATGTGGTAGAGAAGTTGATTTATATTAGCTATACAAGTAGCAATAGTAAAATCCTCAAAATAACTCTTAGTAATCTGACCCTTTTCTTTAGCCAAATACGCCAACTTATCTTCAATTTCATCTGCAGGTATTTTTAAAATTAAAACCTCAAACCCAGCTTCCTCTAGATATCTCTTAAAAACAGAGTAATCACCGTCATTTTTTTTGGACATAACATTCTCCTATGTATTTTAACTATTGGTTAATTTTATCTTTCTTATATAAATCATTACCATACTGTATAACTGAAACGGCCTGGTCATGTGTTAGTGTATTAACATCTATAACACTTCCCAACACCGATTGTGCTAAATCTTCATATTTATAACCTCTCATATCATACATACTTTGAATAGCTATCTTCTGAACATCACTTATCATATCAGAACTTGGTGTTTCTGTTGTTGCAGACACATGTCCAGGTGTTTGTGTAGGTGCTATATGACCACCATTTAAAGTGGCGCCGTGCATAGGCTCAGGAATCTTAGGCATTGCTTGTGTTGACGATACCTTTGGTGGTGAAGAAACTTGTTGTATAACAGTTTGTTCAACTATTGGTGGCTTACTTACTGGAGGCAAAGAATCCAAAATTGGTGGAGATGTTAACGGTTTAGGTGGTAATCCTTGCTTTGGAAGTGCTTGGATCGGCCGTGGAGCTGGTCCTGGCATTCCCGCACTTGAAGGAATATTACTAACCTCATTACCTTCTAAATATAAACCAACGCCCCATCGTCTACAAGCATTTACAAGTGCTTTAGAGTATGCTGATTTAAAAGAACTTCCAGGCTCTCCGCCGGCATCTTTGTGTCCACCAAAACCCTCGTGATGAAACCACATGTTAGATTCAGGATCTAACACAGATATTTTAACTCTAACAATAACTGTACCATCAGCAAAAGAATCTTGGAACGTAACTTCCGAACACCAATTACCTTGAAATAATCTATTCATCCTATCAGTAACATCATTAGCGGGAACAAACGGATACTTCCCACCTCTTCCTGGTCTTGTTGACACAGCAAACTTGTCATAAAAACTATCAAAAATTGTTTTATCCATAATAAAAATCTCCTTTTCCTTTGTTCTTAACATATAAGATAATCATTAATTATCATTTGTCAAGTTATTTTATTAAAAAATTGATGGTAGTGTGCTATTACGCCAAAAGTACACGCTGGCTGGTCACTACGTGCAGGGGTTTACAGTCCCGATCTAAGGACACCCGAATATCTTCCATCCAGCCGTGAGGTCAAATGATATTCGGAAGCCCATCCACAGAGGCTTTGCCTCTTTAACGATCCCACTCATTATAGGATGGCTGCTTTTAGGCCAACCTCCTACCATCATTGAGTCCCTGACAGGAATTGAACCCGCGACATAGTGTTTTAGAAGCACACGCCTACCATACAGGGACATACTTTCTTACACTGTAATATAATCATTGTTTGTTATTTGTCAAGGTCTTCACACTATATTGATTCCAAATATCTAAATCAAATTCTGCTGGTGTTTTGTATACCATATCAGCATAATTAAGAAAAGCAGCCTCCAACTCTAAATATTTTCTTCCAGTTGGTGTAGATTTAGGAACATCGTGTCCCATTTTTCTTAAAAACTTTAATATATGGGTATCAAGACCAGCATATCTAGTGTTTTTTCTTGAATGTAATATAAAACATCTTGATGTTTTCATACCTATACCATATATTTTTTCAAGATCACTTGCTGTACAAGTTTTCAAATTAATATTTGACCAAGCAAGTTCTTTAAAGGTTCTACTTTTTTGATTATAACAACCTATTCCTGCAAGCTTCATCAAATCAGGTATAGTCTTATTATCAATTTTCATATCACCATATAAACATCTATCTATTATAGCTTCAAATGAACTCATATTATTATAAGTTATCATAGATAAAAATACTTCTAAACATCTTGCGGCTGTGCGGCCATTTTTTCCGGCCGCACAAACCCAAAATAAAATATGTTTCTGTAATTCTTTTTCATTCAAATTATAATTAGTTATACGTTCTGGATCAATCATAATAACCTCAAATCCTCTACTAAATCTTGCTCATACTCTTCCAAAAGAACAGCGATAGCAGTTAATTCATTATTTTTATCAGGTTCCTTAAAACAAACCCACCAAGTACATGCAATATCAAAAATCTCTCCCCAAGATTTCAATTCATCCTCATCTTCAACTGCTAAATAAACTAATGTGCCATTGTCCCAAGACGACAAACGGCCACGAAGTAGATATTCTGCTACTGCGTGACCGCCTTGTATTGCTTGTTGAGACTTAGACAGATCTTTGCGTACTAGCACATATAGCTTCTCCATGCTTAGCCGTAATCTCCTCAATATATTTTTCATTGGGGAGATTGTCAAGGGCAGGCTTTTCAATTTGCCATCTAAGACGCCCCCTAAGCTGACAATATGCAATGTGCTTATGTCTGAATTCATATTTCCTTTTCCAGATTTGTGCTTCTACCTGCCAAAGTGTGTGTTGTCCACGTTTATCTAACTTTCTTCTTGGCTTCCAGTACTTGATTTCCCTTGCCAATTTTTTTAACTCACTTTTAAGTTCAAGATACCTCGTTGTTTTACTCATTTTTTAGTCCTCCTATATTTATAAATATAATTTAATTTCGTTAATTTATAGGAGAACCTATGGAGGTCCGCGAACCTATGGTGGTATTTTAATCTATTTAAACATAGTATACCTCTCTGTTTTTTTAATTAATACCTCTTTTTCCTTCATCTCCACCAATACGATACTTATTTTTAGAACCATGCTTTGAAGCATCATCTTCTACAACAGGTGTGTTGTCTTCTAAAGGTAAAATATCTTCTGTTGGTGGTTGACCCACATCAGCAAATGGGTCTTGATGTGTCCTCATACCTGGTCTACCAGAATCTTTCTCTGGGTTCTTTTGGTTATCACTAACCTCATAACCTTCTTCAACAGGTTCAGGTCTAAGATCATCATCATCAGTTTGGGAAGCATCTGTCCCAGGTCTTGTATAATCGTCAGTGTTTGTTTTAGTCTCTGATATATTGTAATTCGATTTCTTTTTTTGTGAACTAACTCCTTCTACTGTATCATCAGCACTACTTTCTGCGCCTAATGAAGTAAATGTTGGATACATAATTTTATCCCCTCTCTTCATCCATTGTTTTTTCTTCTTAACCCTTTTCCAGCTTTTTCTATCATAAGATCTGGACTTACGAAGATCATCCCAAGCATTTGGTAAATTAGCAGGATATCTTTTTCCTCTACTATACTTTCTATGATCAAGATCTCCGTACAACTTACGTTCTTGTAAACAATTCTTTGTTTTGTAAAAATTTCTAAATTTATAACAATGTTTTCCAGTACCTGGCGCCGGATCACATCTGAAAACCGCGCTCTCTAAAGAAATAACGAACTGTTTCCAACTATCAGGTATTATATAAGACATACCATACCTCCTAAGATTTATTTAAAACCTTAAAAGATATCTTTTAGATATATAAACATGCCTACCTCCTTAATGATGTTAAAAATTCTAATTGTCTTCTATGTTCTGTAATATTATCATTACTTTTATTATTAAGATGTATAATTATTTCAATTAATTCTTCCTTCGAGTAATCTCTTAATAATTTACCTTTCCACATAATGTTCTTTGGATCAATCATTCTCCCATTACCTTTCCTACTTTAATATTGTATAACCACACATACAACAATGAAATTTATTACCATTTTCTATACCAACTCTATGTGAACAATGACCTTCATAATCTAATGGTAATGGTGGAAAATCTCTGTCCAAATTTTCTTGTCTGAAGGGTTCATTGTAATATGTCCAATTCCACAAATCCCTTCTACAATCTATTATTACATCGTTAACTATTGTTGGCCACATGTTATTTTATTACCTTTCCAGCGCAATCTTCTAATGCCATAGCTATACTAGTTATTAAAAAAATAAGAGTTATTGGAAGAAATAATGTAAACAAACATACAACAAATAATATTTTATTTTTTGTATCCATAATAAATCTCCTCGCGGAGCATAACGGATTTGAACCGATGACCTTAGGCTCGACAGGCCTCTGCGCTACCAGACTGCGCCAATGCTCCTATTACCTAATATAATAAATTGGTGGAAGCGGTGGGAATCGAACCCACGTCCAGAATACCTCATGTTAAAACGTTGACAGCGATAATATTTAAAACATTTTCAATAAGTAAACTACTTGCACAATCTTTATTTGACAGATTCTGTTGCTAAGCTCTGTCGAGCTTCGTGATCTTTTAAACGGCTAACGCCGTTAAAGATTCGACATGACGAACTGGACATGAGTCCAACATGTCCGCCATGTGAGTTATCATGGAATTGCTATTTAATTTTTTTCACAATTTTAACGTAGTTTGTGACGTCTACGCGCTGAAGTTTTGACTGAATCCACCCTGTCGAAACCAGATCGCCCCCATTTAATACACCCTCTATAGTTATAAAGTTAGTTTATTCCATCCAAGTTACAATATAACCTTTGTTATTTAAATCCAACGATCTACCTATCCTATAATCTAGACCATACTCAATTAATATATCCACAACTAATCTTCGCATTATACCACTATTACCAGTTATGATTTCTGCTTCTCTATTAGACCCCCAATTTGCCTCTAGAAAACGGATGGTCTCACGCTCTGCTTCCTCATGTTTTAATCTATGTAGGTCTAACTTTATCATAATTTCCTTCTCGTTGGAGAAAGTCGGGCTTGAACCGACGACCTCCTGCATGCAAGGCAGGCGCTCATCCCAACTGAGCTATTTCCCCTTATACCTTAAGCGGGCACCTGGATTCGAACCAAGGAACCTTCAGATTGGAGTATCCGATGCTCTACCATTAGAGCTATACCCGCATTGTTGGAGCGATCGGAGAGACTTGAACTCTCAACAATCAGCTTGGAAGGCTGACGTTCTGCCATTGAACTACGACCGCATTTGTGCCCCTTTCGGGGCGTTCTTACTTAAATAATGGTTTGTTTATCATCTGCATGTCTTGCAACAACACTATCTTTAGCATTAACAACTCTTTCACGGCACTTAACGATATAATTATCGGTATTTTCTACCAAAACCCTACCATTAACGTACTGATCAAACATCCTATAATTTTTTTTTTTTTTCTTACCATCAAGAAGTGCTACAAACCTATAATTATTTGCATGCTTAGCGATATAATCATTAGCACCATCCAGAAAATTCAAAACATCACGGCCTTGATTATCCTGAGATCCACCACCATCCCATGTAAACTTTGAAAATACCCAATCATTGGATCTTCTACCATCTATAGCTTTGGTAGAACGATCAGTGGCACCAAGACTTCCATAAACCAAATTACCATCTAAAATTCTTACTGCACCTGGCCCAGAATTAGGAAGTTTCTCAACGCTAAGCCCGTTTTTATTAAGCGTAGCGAACTGAACTTTCTCAGCAACACTTTGCCTAACTGCACTCTTAGCATACTCAGCTGCAACAATACGGCTTGAGGCAATCTCACCAACAACCTCACCAAATCTAAAACCATATTTATTACAACGCTTAGTAATTTTTTCCTCTAACCAACTAGGAAGTTCCGTTCCATCTTCGATATGCAGAAGTGCTATTAACTGTGTTTCCTCTGTATTATCAAGATCTCTTTTGTCTAACTCTCTTTTAATAACTCTCTCTGTACTCATAATAATTTTCCTTTCCTTTAAAAATTTATTTATAATTCCTGCCATAGTTATAATATAATCACTAATTTTGATTTGTCAAGGCCTTATTTAATAATTTTCTTGCCCAATGAAAATCTAACCTTCTTCTACGTTTGCCGGGCTTATTATTACCTTTGAATGGGGCAAAAATTACATCCTTTGTATCTTCTCTAAGTTCATTTAAATAAAAATTTGCTTTTTCAATTAAATCTATTCTGTCAAAATCTCCTTTGACATTTAGAATTGTTATTGCGCGCGAACTAACTTTTATTTTGTCCACATTATAATTCAATTCTTCAGGTAAACAAAATTTAATTCTTTCATTTGGATTAGTTCCATCTACACCACGAAGCCCTATGTTACCATTGGGGTCGTTAAACACAACTTTTAACAACCCTATTTCAGAATTATAGCGACTCAAAATCGTTTCTAACTGTTCACTATTAAATAAAAACTTATCATTTTTATAAATATCATAAAAAGGTTGTTGAAATAATTTACCTTTTTGAAAACAGGCCACACACACAGGACAATCTGTATCATAAAAAGGGTTATCTTCAAGCACAGTTATTAAACATAAATCCTCTTTAAAAAACATACCAGCTGTTAGAAAATATGTTTCAGGAATTATGAAGACAGCGTCATCATATTTTTCTAAAACACGTGCTATAGCTATCTGATAAAGATCAGCAAAACCACCATTCTCAAAATACTTCAAGCAAGGAGATTTTTTCCTACTCGCCGAAACTCGCGCATAATAAGGTGGATTAGTAATTACAATTGTATTCTCATAGTAAGGTACATCTACAAGGCTATCGTTAATTTCCCAATCTAAATTAGAATCTATATCTAACCCTCTTATCTTATTCAAACCAAGATTAGACATTACTTTAACAAGATCGCCATCTCCGGCAAAAGGATCTAATCCATTACTGTACTGGGACATTCTTATAAAAGCCTCTACCTGTGGCTTCAACCACACATCTAATTTTGTATTAAATTGTCCTAAATCTATTTTCTTCATACACCACTATATGCAAAATCTAAAATTTCTTTTAATAACAAAAATATACCCTTACCACGTTTGAAACCTTTGTATTCACCAGAAAGCACTAACCTACCGTAGTCATCACTAATTTCATAACCATAATTACCAACCTCTATGCCCCCTGTATCATCATTCCAAATTTTAATATATCCAATTTGTCTTTCTTGTTTATAATTACCAAATGGTACTAAATTTATTTTAACTTCAATCATAATTAACTCCTTTAGGGCTGACAGGGTTCGAACCTGCGCATGACTGGTCGAAAGCCAGTTGTGTTATCCACTTCACCACAGCCCCTCACATTTATAATATAATCACTATTTTTAATTTGTCAAATTATTTTTATGGCAGAGGTGGATGGGCTCGAACCACCAACAGACGCGGGTCCAAGGCCCGCCGCTCTACCATTGAGCTACACCTCTATTTTTACAACAAACTTAATAGTCTTCTTACCTCCATTAATTGTAATCCAAGATGATTCTGTCCTTCTATATTAACACATTGTCCACACGTACAATTTCCCCAAATATTATCATGCCACCAATTATCTTCAACCAAAATCTTTGGGGCAGTTTCTATTAATTTAATAGATAGATCTTCATTATTTATAAATTTTAAAAACAATCCCATAAACATAACATCAAATTTTATTATATTCCAATCGTCTCTCAATTTTATTTTTCTGCCAATACCACCTTTATTTCCGGCTTTTTTAGCCGCTCCAGGTGTCGCTTGGTTAGCAATCCAAATTCTATCTCTTTCATTTAAAGTTTTATAAGCTTGAAAAAAATGCTCATTAGTTCTAAACACCAAACCATCAACGGTAATTGGGGTTTTTAATTCAAAAAAATTACTAAGAAACATATATTCATCATCAAAATTATTAATCATAACCTTTTCCTTTAATTATTTATTTTTGGATGGGGCTGGGTTATTCATCCCCTTCTGGCCCGCCCCAAAGGCACATTTATTCCTTATCAATGACATCGAAAACTTGTATTGTTATAGGACAAAACCTCTTACAATTTTTATTATTTTCTGGATCATAATCACACTCATAACAATTACCTTCGCCTTCAAGTTTTGTAGAACTACCGTCCTTTGGCTTCTGTCCTTTTTTATTATGAAGACATTGTTTCATTATGAGCACCTCCTAATCTGGCTCCAGGAGCAGGGATCGAACCTGCGACATAACGGTTAACAGCCGTTCGTTCTACCGCTGAACTATCCTGGAATTATTTATTTAAATAATCACGACCTTCTTTTAATGCATCCAAGAAGTCATCTATCTGTTTATCACCGCAAAAAATAAAACACTCTTCAACCTCTGTATAACCTAAAAATAAAATTTTAAAAGCCATTTTTATTTTACGCCATAATATTACAAAAAAATTCTCTGCTCTCCAATGAGCTGACCAGTGAAGTTTCTTATACATATTAAGAAAAATCATATCACAATCATCATCTTTTTCTAATTCTAATGTCAAATCACAATCTTGATCTCCACAAGAACAAGAAGCTCTATAATAAATAGAATCCTCAAATTCATGTATCTTCATAACTCTATTTGTTGTCATTTAAATCTCCTTTAGGAGGAGAGAGACTCGAACTCTCACGGGTTTCCCCATCGGCTTCTAAGACCGACGCGCCTGCCAATTACGCCACCCTCCCATTTGGTGGAAAGGGCCGGAATTGAACCAGCGACGCTCGGATTTTCAGTCCAACGCTCTACCTGCTGAGCTACCTCTCCACAGTTCACCTAAATAGGTGAGTAAAAGTGAGGAGACGGAGTCGTCTCATACCTCTTATTCTTGTTTTTTTATTTGTTTTCATCTGGTTTATTATGTTCCTTCATTTGTTCTATTGTATAAATGTTATCTGCCCATAAAGCGCCTTGTATAAAACCTAACCATCTATTAGCTTTTTCTTTACGACCAGCAGTTATAAATTTTGGTATTTGTTTAGTCATCCATTCTAAATGTCTTAAATCTCTAGCTACACAATTAAAAAAAATAAGTTCTCTTATCTCCTTCTCGTATTTATTAACAGCAGCTATAATCTTTTCATCTTTCATAATAAATCTCCTTTAGCGGCGGGGGGATTTGAACCCCCGATACCCTTTCGGGTGCTGGGTTATGAGCCCAGTGAGATGGACCAGACTTCTCGACGCCGCATCAATTTTAATTATTTACAATATGAATCCTATTAAAAATAGAATCTAATGCCCATTCTAATCCTGATATAGGCACCTTATCTTTTTCTAAAGCCTTTATTATAATTTTCCTAGCTTCTTCTCTAGAAACATAACAAGGAATTCCCGAACATTTGTGTTCCAATAAATTTTCCTTTCATCTGGCGGAAAGGGTTGGATTCGAACCAACGGGGCTGTTACACCCTCTTCCTTAGCAGGGAAGCGCCATAAGCCGCTCGGCCACCTTTCCATTTATTATTTAACTTATCACTACTATAGGATTTACCCGCATTGTAGCCACGAATGGATTTGAACCAATGACGCTCGCCTTGTAAAAGCGACGCTCTCCCCCTGAGCTACGCGGCTAAATAGAATTATTCATAATGACTTTCTAAAAAATATATTTTATTGCATTCTTTACAAACTGCTATAACACATCCAGAATGATCATCGTGTAAGAATAAATCATAACCATCTTCACTATCACATTTAGTACAAATTAATTTTGACCAAGGATCGCCTTTTTTTTCTTTTAGTTTTTTCTCTCATTTTATCTCCTTTCTTGAGCCTCCGACAGGAATTGAACCCGTGACATCCTCATTACAAGTGAGGAGCTCTGGCCTGCTGAGCTACGGAGGCATGGCGGAAGAGGTAGGATTTGAACCCACGGAGCTTTTCACACCCTACAGTTTTCAAAACTGTCGCCATAAGCCGCTCGGCCACTCTTCCTTTCATTAAGAATTCTACTTGTTTCGATATCCATAAGTTTTATAACCCATACCACCTCTTATAAACAGATCGATAACGTTTATTTGTTACCTCTGCCCAATTAGGAAACCCATCTATTGAATATTTGGATTTACTCAACAAACACAAAGATCTTCTTGACCAACAAAGAAGTAAATATAAAGGTGAAATTTCCGTATCTCTCATTTTTAAAACTCCTTCAAACATTTTATTGCCAATTCAAAATCATCTATTACCTTTGGGTAATCTGGACTTTTTTCTCCGCCCTTTCTTAATAAATAAGAAGGATGATATGTAGGAACAATTAATATATCATCATCATAATATACTATTTTTCCGCGCATCCTGCCTATGGGTAAATCAACTGATAATAAACTTTTAGATGCATCTGCACCAAGCGTTATGATAATATGTGGTTTTATCAAACGAATTTGTTCATCCAATAAAGGACGACAGGCATCTATCCATTTATTAGATAGAGATTTACCTGCCGCAACAAAACATTTGACTAGATTAGTTATATATACATCATCATAAGTTAAATCAACATCGGTTAATATAATATCCAATAATTTTCCAGCTCTACCAACAAAAGGTATTCCTGCCAAATTTTCATCATGAGCAGGAACCATCCCACATATCATTATCTCAGCTACTGGATTTCCTTTATCAAATACTGGATTAATTCTTCCTTTATATAATTCACAAGCAGTACATTTTGATGCTGTTTGTTTTACCTTTTCAAGCATGGTCCTTTTCCTTTAAATACTTTAACTATCTAACTTCTATCTGTATCAAATAATTCCAATCCTGGATTAGCAATCGATTCCTCAACTAATTCTTTAGTGGATTTAAAACTATCAGAACTATAAATTTTCTTTTCCTCAGCGGAAAGTTCTATATATTTTGGATACCACTCTTCCATATTTGCTTTAGCTTTTTTTCCTGGTGTACAACCAAGAGATTTTGCTTTTTTATTTATACAAGCAGCAATTTTTTTCTTCGTTGACGCCGAAAAATTTGATCTGCCTAAATAAGCTTTAGCTGTAGCAACATGTTTACAATCCGGGACTGGGAATGATCTGTTTGGACCACAAAAAGTAGCAGACTTTAATTTCTTTCTATCTTTTGTGGTAAGTTCTTTACTTACCTCAATGGCTTCTTTAGCACGGCCAACTAAACCTTTGAGTGTATGCTTATCACAGTCACAACCCATAATACTTAATCCTCCTTATTTATTTAACAATTCTATTGGCCTCTTTTTACTCCACGTCCACGGCCTTTATTGGAACCACCACGGCCTTGGCCACTTCTATTGCCACCGCCACCACCAACTCTCTTAGGTGTAGGTACTCCTTGATTTGTTTTCTTTGGACCTTTTCCATCTGGTCCAGTTCCATCTTTTCCTGGCATTAAATCACCGCCTTTCTATTTATCAAATAATGAATAAAACATTTGTACAAATTTTTCTGGGGTCGCTTTATCAAACCACCCTACTACTTCTCCACCGTTGTTTAAAATTCTTCTAGCTGCTATACTAATATCAGCAATCATTGGTAGTGTATCTTCATCTATAATGCTATAACAATCTATAAAAACAAAATCAAAGGTTTGATTAGTTTCATACATATAAATAAGACCATCAGCATTTAAAACCGTATGTCTTTTTTCAGAGGAAACCTCAAATTCCAAAGAGTAATGCTCGGGTTTTAATTGTTTATAGGCATCTATTACATCTTTATTCAATTCTATAGTAGTTAAACTTTTAACTTTAGGTAAAGACAATATATATTTAGATGCTACGCCTAATCCTAAACCAATTTCTAAACATTTACCTTTAGGTCTATCATTTAATTGCCATATATAATCAGAGATCTCACTACCTAAAGCCCATAAATTATGACCTGGCCCTATTTCTAAAAACAAATCATTATTAAATTTATAAATTTTAACTTCCCCACTCTCTGCAATTAAATCACCGTCTTTGAAATAAATAAGGCCGCTGCTCATATTTTATCTCCTATCATAAATGAGGTTAGATTATTTTTTATCTTCTTCAGATGGTATGTCTATTTTATCTTCAAAATTAAATATCAGTCTGATCTCAACGCCGTCTGCTTTACTATAATCATATACAGGTCCAGTTTCAAGTGTCTCCACAACAATTGGTTTATATTTCATACCAACCACACCCTCTTTTGATATAGGTAAAAATACAGCTAAAAGAGCATTAACTTCATCACTTACATAATTCATCCATTTAATAGATCTTTCTTCTTCTGTCAGTTCTCTTTTTTCAGGGACTTCTTTATTTTTTTCCTTTACATCAACCATATTACTCTCCTTGTTTACTGAATTTCTTTAATTCCTTTTCCTGATCGTATACATCCGATACCAAAGTACAAAGTTTAAACCCCCAATCAGGATCATCTTCGTTTAATTTTACTTCTACAACAAAATCTTCAATGTCGTGTGGTAATATTTTTCTTTTATCATTTTCATCTATAAATACATGTCTAAGTTCATGAGAGATTAATCTAATCCTATCTTTTTCATTAGATAATTCCCAGGCTTTTCTATCAACAATTAAAATATAGTCATAACCGCCAACTTCGACCTCATGTTTTGTAAAATATTTAATTTTATCGTTTGCAATCTCAACTGAAGCCAAACACAATTTACCTTTGCTTACACGTTTCTTTGTATCAAACATTAATTTTATTTTTAAATTTGCACATGTATTAGAAAATCTTTCCTCTGCTACCTTTAAATATACTTCTACTAAACTTTCATCTGCATCTTCATATCTCATAACCTTCTCCTTTTCTATTCCTTATTTTCTATTAATACATCCAACTTTTCTTTTATTTTTCTCGCATCTATTAAGTTAGAAGATTCTTCTATATAATATCCCAAATCAAATATTGACTCTCTTTCTTCTTTATCTAATATTCCCTTATTAGCTAATGTATTAATCAAACCAAGAAGCATAAAACTATTAGGATTCTCACTACCAAACAACCTTTTTTCTTTTTTCATTACCTTCTCCTTTCTGTCTGTTTTATTAATAATTTTATCATAAATGGATGCTCTATACAATGATGTACGTGACATATCCAAGCTAAATTAACCGGCCTATTAGTTCCACCTGCTTTCAACGGCTTCTTGTGATGTAAATGTATCGAACCATAACAATCTTGGTTAGATTTAATACATCTTTTTCTACCATCCCTTCTTTCACAGTGTCTTTTTAAAGCTAACCACTCTTTACTTTTAAATCCTAATCTTCCTTTTAACGGAATTTTTAATTTACCTAATTTAAAATATTTTTTTAAAGGTTTTCTTTTCTTTTTCAAGTTCTATAATTCTCATCAAAATGGTTTTTTAATCTTTTTAGATCACTAATTAAAATTCTAGATTTTTTTATCTGATTAAATCTGTTTTTCTTAAAGCTTTTTGCTTTCTTCTTAGTTTTAATCTCCCCCTCATAACGCTTACCATTTTTATCGTAACAAATGTGTTTATACTTATTCCCCTTTAACTTCTCAGTAACTATCCTTCCTCCCCTTTTTTGACAATCTATAAAATCTTTTGGCATAAATTACACTCCTTTTATATTTTACAAACTCCAATAACATATATTATAATCACTAATTTTGATTTGTCAAGTCTCTATCTCAGATAAAACAACCACATCAAATGGGATATATTTTGAGTGGTTTGGTAATAAAGACATCATCTTCTGTGCTGCAGGTACATTCCAAGAATGTACAACTATACTCGCATAATTATTATCATTATTAGGATTATCAAATAAATACTCAGCAACATCCAAACCACAACCATTGGCTTCACCAAGATCGTGATCTAAAAATATATAATCAAACATATCATCTTTTAAATATTCGATAGCTGAATATGCATTCTCAGTTACAATTACATTACAATCGCAAAATTTTTCTATAAAAAAATTAATACGATAACTATCATCTTCTAAAACAAAAACTTTCATAATATTATTTCTTAAAGACTTTTATCCTGTTTGCCCCAATTAGTTACATCAGTAACTGTAAATATAATATCTTTTGATACGCCCTTTTCATCAACCTGAGCAGAGCTTAACAAAACATTCATAACATCGCTGTTTTTCTTTTGCCAAATTGTTCTGATATATCCATAACCTTTATCAGAAAGTTGGCTATACATAATATCACCAACACGGTTGTATTCTTTATCAGAGTCATAGAGAATACGAATATCTTTTTTATTCAACTCCTCCTCACTATAACCAGTCATCTCTCTCAATTTTTTATTAGACCACTGTATAATTCTATCTTTAATAAGACCTATACCAGAGGGAGAAGCCTTAAAAATACTTCTTATTAACTTTTCTTTTTCTTTTTCTTCAGAAATATCAGATACTAATGAAATAACACCTGTGGGTTTACCACTACAATCATGAAATACTGAATTATACCATTCACATATTATTATCTTGCCGGTTTTAGTAACATTCTCATTAACAACGTTCTCCACATAATCATCTGAAAGATCTCGAACAATACATTCAAAATCATTTCTTGTTTGATGTGGAATAATATAGTCAAAAAAATCTTTGCCTACAATTTCTTCTTTCTCCCAACCAAATATTTTTTCAGCATTTTTATTCCACTCTGTTATTCTACAACCAAAATCCCAACTAATAAAAGCAAGGGGCGCTGTTTCATGTATGTTTCGATATTTCTCCTCACTTTTTCTTAACTCCTCAACTACTTCTATACGATCCGTAATGTCTCTAAGTACACAAATAAAACCTAGTAGATCACCATCATCATCGAATATGGATGATCTTGTGAAATTAAACCAACCATTTAAAACTGATTCTATATGAATGTCACCTAAATTAATGGTTCCATCTAACTGCTTGTTGTTTTCAAAATCATAATTTAATAAATTACTAGTTGAAAGGTTTATACGACACAAACAAACATTTTTTGTATCAGAAAAAACCTCACAACAATTTTTATCTACAACATCATTTCTATCAATATCCAGTTTTTCAACTAACGCTTTATTTATAAATTTAATTTTATAATTCTGATTAACTATAAACACTAAATCAGGTATAGCATCAAGTGCAAACTCCCATTGTTCAGCACGGTCGACTAAATAACCATTCTCAGTAAGTTTGCCAGTTAATTCACGTAACTTATTTAATCCTATATCAAAATTATTCATATTACCCTGGTTATTGTGCATGTTTTATACCACTTATAATTATAGGTACCAACCATTTAAGCAAAAACACGATGGCACTAAATATTAAACCACCTAAACCACCCCATTTAGCCATTTTTATACGTAATTTAACTATATCTTCACTAAGTGGTTTTAGTCCATCTCTCTTTATAGAATCTAATTCGTCTTTATATTCTGCTTTTAATAATATTAAATCTTTTTTTAATTCATCTCTAACTTCTTTAACTGATATAGTATCTATGGTTTTACTAACAATATCAATAGCTCTAATCAACCGTTTTTCTAATCTATCCATATCTAAATCTACATCTTTATGTAACGCATTAATTTCTTTTCTTATAGTATCCTTAACTTCTGAAATTTCTTTATAAAATTCATTTTTTGTAATCTGTAGCTCACAAAAAACTTTCTCATCGCTTTCAGCGAGGCGTTCAATACTATTTAAAACATGATCAAACCACGCTTTCTTTAGACGTTCGGCTTCAAGGACATGCTCATCCGTTGAAGGGTTAGTAAATGTCTTATTCTTGTCATTTGGCATTATTTACCTTCTTACCACACATTGGGCAAAAATTTGCAACTATACCATACCCATGTATTTGAGTATATCCCCTTTCATTGGTGATCTCTATCCAGGATAGCACCCACCCATAAGATGGGTGCCACTTGAATAGATCTTTATTATTACTTTTTAATGTTTTATAGTCAGTGCAATCACAAAAATCTTCCATCAATTACCCTTTATTAGTGTGTAAATCCACCACCTATGTATGGTAAGAAGTCATACTTTCCACCAAAGGATCTCCAACCTTCTGATGGATAGTTTCTATTCGACGCCATATTATCTGGTTTAACAACCTTCGTATCCATAACATCGAATTTAGGAAAACTAACAGCATAAGTAATTTCCTTATCACCTGTATCATCTGTGGCCATACCCATTTTAAACATCTCATCATTTCTTGTATACCTAACCGTAGAACCCGCTACCAATGGATTGTCATTCATTTCCGCATCTTGAACCAGATCATGCAAACCAAATTCGGCAGCACCCTCCATAGCACCTTTAGCTTCGAAACCATATTTAAGCTTGGTATAATCCACTGTACTTCTTCCCACAGCATCAGCAATCCAAAGTGCACCAAAATTAGACATTCTCATGTTAAGATCTCTGGTTTGTACAGGATTACCGTATGTGGTACTAACGACGCCTGTGTGAGGGATTTGAAAAAAAGCATATTGTTCTTGATTATCAGCCATTATATTTCTCCTCCTAAGTAATATTTATGCAGGGTTTGTAACCCTGTATATATATTATATTACAAAAAATCAGTTTTGTTAAATAATTATTTAATAAAATCAAATAACCTAACTTTAACATTACTGTTTTCTAATAGATATAAAGAGGTGTCATCATACATAGCTAACGTTGTCACTACAATTTCTTTTATGCCTACTTGAATAATTTTATTCATACATAATTTACAAGGAATACCACAAGTCATATACATTGTTGCATCTTTTGCCTCTGCGTTTGATCGCGCACACATTAAAATAGCATTTTCTTCAGAATGCACTGCTGGACACATCTCTAAATATTCACCAGATTTTGCGCCAATTGCTCGCCTTGGACATATATTTTTTAATTGTTCAAAAGAAGAATCGTTAGTATATTTATCAATTACAACCTTGTCCTTATATTTTTCAGCAAAAATAGGATCTATTCGCCATCTTTGATCACATCTAGCTATACCTGATGCTGGTCCATTATAACCAGCAGCAATAATTCTTTTATCTTTAACTAAAAGAGCACCTATTCTTCTAGATAAACATTTAGAATGTCTTGCTATCTGTACACATATATTATAAAAGTATTCATCCCAATCCTCCACCGGTTCTTCATTAATAGAGTAACTATCAAAACTGACATTTTTTATTTCTTCTATCATTTCATCAGTAACCATGCTTTCAGATACTTGGTGCTTATATGCTGCTACTTCTCTATATATATCTCTTTTATTATTAGGATTGTGTATAAATTTAACTATAGCAGCTACAACACTGTCAGGTATAACTATAGAGGCTACCGTTTTTCTTATTTTTTCGTAACACTTTCTATATGTATAACCACAAACAGCACTTGTTTTTACTATATTTGTTATATTATAAAGATCTCTCGTAGAATTTGGATTTGCTTCCGCAAAATCATTTATAACTTTCTCTATGTTATTATTATTTAAATATCTAACATGTTGATCATAAAGACCATCTAATATTAAACTCATGTATTATTCCTTTTCATCATCCTTTTTTAATGAATATTCAATGACATCATTACTAATTATTGGCGACCAAGAAAGTTTTGAGTCTTCTTGATCCTCTTTTCCAGGTTCATACTGTGTTAAAAAAACTCTTTTAACCTCCAAACAAATAGGACATCTAACATCAACTACAATAATGCTACCTTCCTCTTTGGGTTTAACCATACATTTACCTTTAACACCACAGTCACATTCATAAATAATATTATTGTTTTCATTACGTAATATTGTTATCATTTACTTTCACTTTCAACGCATCGTATTCTATTAAATCTATGACAAAACTATCTTCTAATACCCAATCACCATATCTATCTATGATATCCCTTTTAAATGCATCAAGGTTTTTAACATCAGGATTCGTAAACGTAACATAGAATTGTAAACCTGAAAATACCAAATTATCAAAATTAGCCCAAAACGTTCTCCAAACAATTTTATGACCAGTGTTTCTGAAGTAATCTTCATCTGTAACTCCTTTGATGTTTACTGCATACACTGCATTAGTTCTTCTTAACTTACTTAAATTTGGGTATACTTTCTCTGTAAGTAACATATCACTATGAAATATAAATATAGGAGGTAATATATCTAAAATTTTATGCCAGTATTCTATATATAGCGCGGGGCTTCCGCCCATAAGATGAAACACACCACAATTATACTTATGATTTGCTCTAATAAATTCAACCATAACAAGTTTGGTAGAGGTATATTCTGAAAACTTTCCTCTAATCCCATCAGAGGTTACATAACAATAAGGACAATTCAAATGGCATCCTCGAAGCTGGACAACAAATTGTTTCGCTATATTTCCTCGCAAACGTTCTAATCTCCATGGACCAAGTCTTTTCATAACTATTTCAGGAAACTGATCATACCCACCACCACCTCTATATGTATCACATATACGGAAGTCGTGGAATATATCCTCTTCCCTAACATCTTTCAGCTGACGCCCTTGTATTGGACAAACTTTCCATTTATACATTTTTTAATACACACCTTTATATTCTCTAAAAATTATTTCTACTGGTATTTTTATTTCAACTTCAGTTGTCCCTAATTCAACTCTTACATTTTCAAAAATATAAGGTCGGCCGTTTAATATATGACGACCTATTTTCTGTGATTCATCGTGTGATAATATTATTTTAATCATTTTTTAATACACATTTATCCTTTGATTTTCTAACCTTGTTCCAGTTCCTATCCAAAAAATAATCTACCATACTATCAAAATTATATTCATAAGCATCTTTTGCGGGATACATTTCTATCATTAGAATAGAATTTTTCTTTGCGCGAGAGATCATCTCTGCCATCACCTTAAACCTCATACCCTCATCTAAAAACATAAGGATATAGTTAGCTAGTAATATATCATATTTCTTATTAGGTAATGGGTCCTCTCCTAAAACACACTTGATTCCAAAGTCTCCGGCCATGTCTATAGAGTCTACTCTATATCCTTGGTCTAACATGTATCTTGAGTTTCTACCATTACCACATCCTATATCTAATACTTTTCCTTTTTTAGGAAAGAGTTTTATATTCTTTTTAAGGTAAGGTGTTGGTGATTTCTTGCCACATCTAACACACCACCTGTTATTCATATATTTCCTACTCACTATAAATCCTCCCTAATTTTATATAATCGCGGAAATCTCATTAATCCTTTAGAACCATATTCTTGAAATTTTATCTCTACAATCTTTCCTATAAGCTCGTCTATATGTTCAGTATAATAATATCTAAATTTCAAACCATATCCTGATCCAACTTTACAAATCTTATCATTGTAAGTGTGCTGACGCACCCAAAGTTTAGTAAGTAAAGTTTTTGTTATCATAACTCCATCCTCTATAACAGGGAAATCATCAAACAAATAATCAACTACAGTACAATCAGCATACTGCTCACCTTCACCACTATCTAAAGCCTCTTTCACCTTCAATAAAGCATCTGATCTTTTGAAATCATATAACTTGTCTGGATCTCTCAACATTACGCCTTCATAACCATCAGCAAAAGCTTTGTCTAATTCATCATATATCTCATTATCTTCTATTAGATGCTGCTCAAGCGCCGTCATATACTTCATATTAGCCGTTATTTCCTTAGTGGCTACTACCATTCCAGAATTGCTTTGAGTCAAAAAATCATCTTTATAACCCATGACAAACACATTATAATCTATACCGTATGCTGTACCTTGGGTAAAACCCATAACCATTCCTTGAATTTCAGCAAACGAAAGACCATGTTTATATGCCTCACCATCTACAAATGTATAACCAAGCCTGTCGTATAGAATCTCAAGGTCATCTTTTATATGGTCTAATGTTAATAGTTTTTTACCCTTTCGGGTGAAAAATTCCCATTCATTCTCACGTCTTAAAGCTATACACCTAATACCATCAAGTTTATAAGAACATAAACGTTTCTTTTTTACAAAACTCTTTTTTAATTCAGAAGTTTTGTATGTATTAGATAATTGCACCTCAAATTCCGGCACAATATCTGGGAAAGTTTTTACTAAATTTTTTATTCCAAGACCACATTTCCAGTTCTTATCTATTGTGCCTAACAATAAATCCTGAGAACCAGCATTTAATTCAGCTAAAACAGGAATTATAGTCTCTCTGTTTTGTTTGGGAGATTTAGATTTCTCACAAAAATCAAGAGTTTTTATAACATCATCCTTAATTTCATCTATACCTTTATCACCTGGAAAAGGTATCTCTTTCTTACCTATATTCAAATGATACATTTTAAATGGATCATAAGCAGCTGTGATAAGATATCTTAAAAAATCAGAATCATAGTTGGATATAATAGCACACTTCTCCGAAGGTTTAGACGTGGCCCTTACCTCACCTAACAAATTTGATAAATCTTTTTTCATATATTATTTTCCTTTTATTCTATACATAATATAAACATTAATTTCAATTTGTCAAGATCTTTGTAAAATTTACTGGTCTTTTAACAGAAAATAATCCTATTCCTTCTTTCATAGCCACTATTACACCCACAGCTTCTATATAATTTTCCACAAATATAAAATGATCAGGCATTTTATTATTTAAACAAGTTTTATTTTCCCTGATCACTATAACAGGAACGTTGTTTTGCTCACATGCTTGATGTGGAAAACCATAACAACTATCTGGACTAACTAAACAATCTACATCATCAATTGAAAAATTACCTCCAATTCTTGGGGCTTTGTGGAGCCCCTTTAACACACAGTGAATATAACTAACAGACACAGTTTCTGCTGACAATCTAGGATCAACAATCTCCCTAAAATCATTGAATATACCAGATTCTATTGGGGCATGAGCAACTGGTTTATTTAAAACGCTGGCTATAAGTTTAGAAGCTTTAGCCTCCACACCTCCCCAAGGATTTACACCGCCGTTCCGCATATAATCAAACGCTACTTCTTTCTCAATTTCAATAGGCGATGAAATAGCCAACGCATCAAAATTGTAATTACTCATTTGATCTATTAATTCCTGCCACCCAGTTATAACTCCATCAGCAGAACCATCTTCTGCTTTAGTAGCAATCATTCTTAATGGCGTGTCTAACACAACAACAAACGCATCCAAACCTAACGTAACCCTGGCTGCCGACACTGAATTTACAACGTCATTATTTAGTGGAGGATTAGTAGCAACCAACACTTTGTTTGCTTTAACCTTTTTTAAATTTATTTCTCCAGATAAAAATCTATCCAAAATACTTCCTTCTACATATAACATATTATCTGTCATTTCATTTATATCAGAAGCATTTACCACATTAGGATGAACAACTAGTGTGTCACTAACTGAAGCCAAAAGACGCGCTACAGCATTTGCATCTCCAGCGTGGCCTCCAATCTCTGCTCCTATTCCTGTAGGAACTATCATAACAACATTCATTACATTCTCTCTAACACCGTACTACTAACTGCTACACCATCAAACCATTTAACTGTAAATTCTTCTGCCACGCTGGTAGAGAAATCTTTACAACTAAAAATATTTACAAACACTTTTTGTAATACATCAAGCGTATGTATAACAATCGAACTTGTCAATATAAATTGAACTGCTGATGTTCCAGTTGTGTGTGGTAATGTTTGTTTTTCTTCATCGGGTGTATACAAATCATCCCAAAAATAAACTTCACACTTTTCCATATCTATTAAATCACACAACTCTGTAAAATAATTGTCCAAAGAACTTCTATTAAACTTTGTTACATCACAATCATGTAAATCCAAAACCAATTCTACACCATAAGGTGCGCGGCCTTCTGCCGCCCGATCCAACAAGTTATCCCCGCTATAGGATCAAACCTAGGTGACATTTCTTCCCTATCATTTTCAGGACCACCTAAGTATCCTTCTTTTTTAGCGAGAGTAATTTCTAATTTATACATTTCATCACTCATATTACCCCCTCTTTTATATAATCAGTATGCTCCCAATACTGGTCATCCACATGATTATTTAGCAAATTTTTTAACTGTTCAATATGCTTAAACCACATATTTAATTTATTTTTATTTTTAAATGTCCATGGAACATCTGGACTTAACCCATAACACCAGTAATCAAAAATCAAATTACTCTTTGGAAACAATTGTATACCATATTTTTTATGGTCTTTATGAAACTCAGAACCCTGTAATATGGATAAGGTTTCTAATTCTATATTATCGACATAAGGTAAAAGTTCTTCTAAATTTTTGAGTTGCTTATCCAACTGCTTTTGTGATATATGGGGAAGAAACAGTATCAATCCTATATGAATATTAGTATAATGGCTTAAATTGATTACAGACTTTTTAATAATATCGACATTTATACCTTTATTGATGGTTCTTAAACCTTTGTCATCAAATATCTCCACCCCCACAAAAACGTCTGTACAACTAGATTCTTTTACTAATAACGAAAAATCCTTATCAATCTCATTACTTGCTCTTACCATGAAATTATATTTTTGTTTGTTTTTAACTCTCTTTAGCTTTGTCATCAAAAGTTTTAAATCTTTAATTGGTATAGAATCGGAAGACAACATTATTTCTGTGTTAGGAGACAACTCTGAAATATCTATAAAATCATTAACTATATTATCTAAATCCCTTAAATAATATATTTGTTTGCCACTATTACAAAATTTACATTTCTTCCAATTACAACCACTCCCCGTCATAACTGTAATAAAATTATCTATAGGTAGTAATGAGTAATCTGGATTATTAATTATATCGTGTGTATAAATCTCATCAAACACCGAAGCTATTACTTTATACTGTTCTTTACTTAAATTTTTTAATGCTGCTCCACCAATAACAGCTCTAGATCCTTTATATTTTTCTTTATATCTTTTAACATACCCACCTTGAAATATTATATCTAATGAGAATAAAGCTGAACATAAGATTATATCATATTTATTTTCTTCTACTTTTGGTATATAACTATCTATCCATTCCTCATCAAATAATTCTTTCTTCAACCACAGTGCTTTGTTTAATTCACTATAAATATGCTCAGGCGGATCGTAATAATCTATATTACCACCTACATCTAACACATCATAAGTAAGATTCATATTTTTTAAGAATGTAGTTATATGAAACATACTTGCCTGTGATACGCCTTCATCTGTTGTAAAAGATGATATTATAAGATAATCTTTCATAATCTATTTTCCAACCCTTTTAAAAGATAATCTATGATACTCAGTCACTCCATATTTATTTATAGCTTCCATATGTTTCTTGGTTAAATATCCTTTATTTGTATCCCACGAATACACAGGAAAAACATCATGAAGATCATACATTATCCTATCCCTTGTAACCTTAGCTAATATACTAGCAGCTGCTATGGATAATGACTTAGTATCACCTTTTATTATTTGTTCTTGCTCAATAGGTATCTTTAATAAAATAGTACCATCCACAAGAACATAATCACATAAATCTAAATCATTTATGGCTTTAACCATAGCAAGTTTAGTAGCCTCTAGTATATTTATTTCATCTATAATATCATTAGTTATTATGCCTATACCATAATCACAGTCATATATTATTTTTTCATATAAAATTTCTCTGCGTTTCTCAGATAATTTTTTAGAGTCATTTACTCCTAATTTTATTAGATCCTCTACATGATTAGAGGGAATTCTAACAGCGGCAGCTGCCACCGGGCCGGCGCCTGGCCCACGGCCGGCTTCATCAACACCAGCTACAAACTTATATCCCTTCTCAATGTGTTCCAACTCTATAGAATAACTAGGTCTTATCTTTGTCATCATCACTACTTCCTGTTGTGGTAAATCTACTTAAATCACCAGTTAGTGGATATTTTTCATTACCATAAGGTTTATAAATTCTAGAGTCTTTTACGGGGGTACTAATCTCAGCAGTATAACCACCACCTTGCTTCTTTATTTGGTCTTTAAGTTCCTTAAGTTGTTCCTTTCGTTCTTTTCTAATAACTTCTTTCTCTCTAAAAGTAATCCTCTTAGTGGGAATGGGAACACCATCTTTAACTTTGCTTTCATCAAAATCATATCTATCACAGTGTCTTTTTTTATTTAAAGATACAGAAACTCTTTTGATTGTACAAAAACTATTATACTGTGCTTTACATAACGTACAACTCACCTTTTTACCAACCTTATCCTTCTTCTTCTTCTTAGCCATATTAATCCTCCTTATCTCTTATGAATTCCCAGATGTCTTCTTAATTCAACCCAATTATTAATCCTAACAAACTTACTTGCATCATAAGAACTAACATTCCACGGCCTGGTCATTAGAGCTAAACCTTTATTCCATCGCTTTTTATATTTATACATGGATTCAAGATGCTCCTCATGATCATCTATATAAAAATCAAGATTTAATACTCTACCAAGCTGTCCTTTCTCTTCACCATAGCCAATATGATGCACACTATCAAATGGTATTTTATACTTTCTCAACCATTTAACAGTCTTATTTTCTTCCCCACGTTTTCTTGCTGTTATAAAGTGGATTGAATGACCTTCTTTTTTTAATCCTCTAATAAATGCAGGTGCTCCTTCATAAGGTTTAGCTGTCATTTGAATATCTATATCACTGACTATATTTATCGCCCGCCAAGCAATTTTGTTATTTTCATCAATATCTTTATGAAATTTATTTTCTAACATATCATACTTAACAAAATTATCTATAGTCCAATCTAAATCAAATTCTTCTTTTATATATCTTATCAATACATCAACTAGGTTAATCACCACTTCATCCAAATCGAATCCTAATTTCATATTTTTCCCCCCCCCTATATATCACAAGAACCAGAGGCACACTGTGCAATCTCCATGTCCTCAGTCGTCTCTTTATTTTCTAATAAATGTTCTTTAACTTCATCTCTAGAAACTTTATTTAATATTTGACCTTCACGGCTTTTGTCAACGTATACCGTTACCCCTTTTAAATCATATATATATTCCAACATTAAATCACTCAATTCATCTGGGGTGGTATTTTCTGGCAAATTAATTGTCTTTGAAATAGCACCATCAACATATTTTTGAACAATTGCTTGTGTTTCAAAATGATCTGCCGGTTTTAAATCACTAGTGTCAACAAACCAATCCTCAATTTCTCCATCAGTATTATTTAACAAGGCTTCCTTGTATATAGGGTTCACATATAATCTTTTACCTATTCTATCAGATCTTAAATATGCCTTAAGAAATAAAGGTTCTATACTAGAAGTTACTTCTGGTAATAAACTAATAGTTCCTGTGGGTGCAACAGCCATTAAACTAACATTTCTAATACCATGTTTTTTTATTGCCATTCTAGTTGCAGCGGGTAATGTTCTAACAAAATGAGCTTTACTAAAATTAACAGAATCAAATTTAGGAAATGCCCCTTTCTCAATAGCAAGTTCAATAGATGCATCATATACAGTGTCTCTTATAAATCTCATTAATCTTTCTACTTCATAAATAGCTTCTTTAGATCCATATTTTAATTTTTTAGTAAATAAATATTCTGCTAACCCCATAACACCAATACCAACACGTCTTCCATTATGTGCATTAATATCTATTTCTTTCAAAACATATTTATTTATATCTATAATATTATCTAGAAATCTTACAGCTAATTTTAAAACATATTCCATTTTTTTCCAATTGGTTGTTGTACGACCCTTAACAAAATTAGATAACACTAATGAGCCTAGATTACAAACACCATAAGAACCTAAAGGAACTTCTCCACAAGGATTTGTTGAAAGTATGGGATCAAAATAATAAGAATTATTACTTTGTAAATTTCTCCAGTTTAATAAACCAGGTTCTGCACATTTAATCATGTTTTCTATAATCTTATCCCATATCTCCTTGGCTGCTATAGTTCCATAATTTTGCTGTGCAAATTTAAATTGCCAATTTTTATTACGCTCCACTGCTTCTAAAAAATCACCATTTACTGCCACGGAAAGATTATAATTCCTTAATTTACCGTGTGTTAATTTAACATCAATAAATTCTAATATATCTGGATGTGAAACATTCATACAAGCCAAACAAGCGGCCCTTCTACTGCCGCCGGATTCTATGGTGCCTGCAAGAGCATCAGATGATTCTAAAAAACTAACAGGACCAGAAGATGTTCCACCTTTTCCCTTTATAGCAGTACCTCTTGGTCTTAGATATGAAAAATTACAACCTACACCACCACCTTCGCTCCACAGTATAAGAGCATCTTTCATAAATTGACCTATTTCTTCTATAGAATCACCTATTGGTAATACGTAACAATTAAATAAAGATCCCCTTGCTCTTCTTGTATTTCTTAAAATCCTTCCACCAGGTAAAAAATCCATTTCATATATCATTTCAGAAAACTTCTCACTATAAATCTTAGAGTCACCATTTTCTGCGCCGGCGGCCTCACTACCTACTCTATTAGCACAATCTTCCCAAGTCTCGCCTTCCATAAAATATCTATTTTCAGCAATGGTTAGTGCATTATCACTTAATTTATTATTTTTGCCCATATTTTCTCCTTATATTATTAGAATCCAGTTGATCCAAAACCACTACCACCTCTTTCTGTATCTTCTAGATTATTATCCCCAACATCTAAAAAATGGCCGGTATAGACAACCGCTAACTTCATTTGTGCAACTCTATCTCCAGATCTAAGTACAATATTTTCTTTCCCTAAATTTGTAAATATTATTTTTATTTCTCCTCTATAACCAGCATCAACAGTACCAGGAGAGTTTACTACTGTTAATCCTTTAAATGCCAAACCACTCCTTGGTCTTATTTGTGCTTCAAAACCTTCAGGTAATGCCATAGCAAACCCCGTTCTTGTTAAAACTATATCTCCTGGTTTAATAGTATAATCTTCTATAATAGTTAAATCACAACAGGCATCACCAGTTTTACTATATTTTGGAATTACTGCCTTCTCACTTAACTTCTTAAAATAAATTCTTAAATTATTCATTAAAAAAATCTCCTATAAATTTTATAATTTTTGATCTACATTTTTCTTCATCTTCTATCCATTCTTCATATGTTACTATTAATAAATCTATATCTAATTCTTCACATAATTTTTTCTTTATTCTATCACATTTTTCTCTAATCGGATCATTGTGCCAATAATCACCATTAAATTCTATTGCTTTGTTCATATCTGGCAGCCACATATCCAATTCCAAATTTCTTCCAGTAATAGGATTCACCAACATATTTCTATCATTAGTTTTAACATTTATACCCAAGTCACGTAAAAAATTAGATATAATCTTTTCCTGCTTAGAAATTTTATTAGAACATTTAGGACATCTAAATCTTTTTTTATTATTCCAATTACTCCAAGACATAGTGCTTTTATGATTATTTGGACATATGTATTTCAATTTAGTATGTGCATTAATATATTCTTTACTAATTAATTTATATCCTTCTTTCTCAAAATTTTTACGCACTTTCTCAATTGTTAGTTTAGCATTACCGGAACATACTGCGCATCTACGGCCCATGTGTGACCACGCATCCCAAGAAACAGAGTGTGTATGACCATAAGGGCATTTATACTTTAATTTTTGTTTGTTATTTTTATACACATTACTAAGAAGTGTATATTCTTCTTTCATAAACTCCTTTCTAATATATTCTAATGATAGTTTCTTAGACATGATTACCACATTTTATACATGTTAATTTGTCTTCCGCATTAAATCTAAATTCATGACCACCACATTTCCTACCATCAACTTTATTCTCACACAAACCCTTCAACCAACAATCCCCTACTAATCCCTCTGTTTCCATAGGAATAACACTAAAATATCTACCAAAACCATCTATTAATGATTGCTCCACTATCGGCTTAACCGCTTCAACATGGTCATTTCTTGTTTCTACAACTAGTTCATCATGAACTGTTAAAATAAGTTTAGCATCATACCCACTACTCTCTAACCTATCAGTTAAATAAATCATCGCTTGTTTAATAGTATCAGCATTACCACCCTGAATAGGTTGGTTCATGCCCCTCCTTTTAACCTCAGCTTCTATTCTTCTATAGTCAGGGTGATTATATTCTGGTAATGTATAAAATCTTTTTCTACCACTAATTGACATACTGAATTTATTTCTAACAGCATCTCTAGCAGATTTATTTAAATATTTTTTAATCCCTTTATATCTTTCAAAATACTTAGTCATCATTTCTTCAGCTTTTTTCTCATTTATTTTTAAGCGCCGGGCAAGCCCGAATTTTGAAAGACCGTAGGCAAGGCCAAAATTGATCGACTTGGCATCATTTCTCATATCAGCAGATACCTCTTCCATTGGGATGCCTTTAATTTCAGAAATAGTACGTGTATGTAAATCAATTCCTTCACGAAAACACTCAATAAAAATTGGATCTTTTGACACATTACCTAGAATTCTAAGCTCGGCGCCTGACATATCTGATGTTATCAATGAATAACCAGGTTTGGCCACAAAAGCACTTCTATATTTTTGTTTCTTTGGTATATTCTGAAGATTGGGTGCTGAACTACTCATCCTACCAGTAGAAACCATTTGTGTAAAATCCGTATGAAGTCTACCAGTTATTTTACTTATCTGTGCTATAAGAGTTTCACCATAAGTAGATATAAATTTTTGTGCTTTTCTATAAGCAAGAAGAGCATCTATAGCTGGAAGTCCAATATGCTTCTCTAATGCACCCACAGATGTGCCTTCTAAATTTAAACCATATTTATTTAACGCTTTTTTTAATTGTAAATTACTATCAGGATTTATTAACGAAACACCAAATAAAGTTGTTTGGTCTTCATTGCTTGATAATATATCCGTAACTTGCTTACTAAATTTTTGTCTTTCTATATCAGTTTCTCTAATTAAACCTCTTTGTTTTTCAGCGTCAAATGTGATACCATTTAATTCCATCTCACACATTGATTTTGTAAATTCAAATTCTAATCTACAAACATCTTCAAAATTATGTTCTCTAATTTTTGGTAGTTGTAAATCCCTTATCAAACGTAAAACAAATACATCATTAGCTGCATATTCTAATTGAAATGGCTGAAACGTTTGCCCATAATCTGAAAACGTACCAGATGGCTCTTTATCCATGGTTATACCTAGATATCTAAAAACCAGCGCTTTTAAATTAGCTTTAACTTTTTGACCTAAATAAAATAATTGTTCTGTAAGCATCGTATCATATATATTTTCAACATAAAAACCATAATGATGTTTAATCATTTTCATATCGAACACAGCATTTTGTAAGATTCTTATTTGATTATTACCAACTAGAATTGGTTTTAGTGTTTGAGGATCAACACTACTATGTCCTGTATCATTTCTAACATCAAAAATATATGCCTTATTAGGTATACCAGCCTGAACTAAAGATATTTTACCTTCATAAGGACTTAATGCTGTTGTTTCACTATCTATTTCTATAATAGGTTGTCTATGTATAATAGCAACAGCCTCTCTTGCTTGCTCATCAGTTGTTATATATTCATAAACTGGTTTTGGTAACCCAATAACATCAGTACTAAAAACACCCATTAAGACCTCCTGTTCTTTTTCATCAAATAAATTATTTTGAACATATTATGGTACATCTTATGGTCTGCTGTTTTGCCTGGAGCATAAATAGGTTCCGTAAGAAACTCCAATACGTCTGAAAACATCTTGGCTCTACCAAGAGTTTTAGCCCTTTTCATCTGCCATACAAACCAACCAGCTACAGCCATCCTTATATTTTCTGCTGGCATATTTATCTTATCATACATTGTTTTAACCGTGTTCCAATCACCAGCAAGTAAGGCTTTAGATAGGTCCATAACTTGTGGGTTTTCTTCGTCCAGTAAAACACCAGTTATCTCTTTAGCAGCTTCAATAGTCCAACTTCCTTCATCATTTACCTGTTTAAGCCAAGGTAAACAATCTCTTGGAACACCCTTAGCTTCATCAGCAAGGTACATAAGTATTTCTTTTCTATATTCCATCCCTTCAAATTGAGCTACATTTTCTAACAACTGATAAATTAATTCTATAGGAATTCGATCGAAATGAAGTTTACTAACTCTTCCACCGGAAAATGCCTTCTTTAATTTATGTGGCTCATTCGTACAAAAAATAAAAATCACGTGTTGGTACCCGTCTTCTATAACCTTCAACAATAAATCCTGGCTAGCGTCACTCAATTTGTGTGCCTCGTCAAATATTATTATCTTATATTTAGAACTGAATGGCGCGCCTGGTAGATCCCTTACTATTTTATCAACATCACCTTTATTACCAGACTGACCAACATTGACTTCTATAATATCCATGTTATAATTGTTCATTATAGAAAGACAGGTGGGACATTTTAGACAAGGTTCTGAACCAGTAGAAACTTCACAGTTAGTCCCGAGGGCTATAATTCTTGCGGCTGTGGTTTTTCCACAACCAGGAGGGCCTATAAATAAAAATGTATGTGGTATGTCTCCAGTATCTAACCAACCTTTTATCATTTTACAATTGGTTTCATGACCTAATATTTCATCTACCTTTAGCGGGCGATATATAACGTTAAAATCATTACTTCCTCTATTTGTTTCCCTTCTTACAAGCATGTTTACTCCTCTATATAAAAATATTTAAAAAGTGAGTTTACCTCATTTCCTTTACTTTCCTCAATAACAACAGCCCCATCTGTGGTAGCCAACAATATAAGATTGTTTATATTATCTACAACATATATATCGTTTATACCAGAAACTGTTGGAATTATTCCGTCTCCTGATTCATAAAGATAAGTAGAATTATCAATATACACTGTCGTTAATTTATTATCATAAATATAATAAGATGTCCTGTCTGACAATTGATAACATTTGTTTGCAGCGATCAATGTGTTAGAATATACACCACTCTCTGTTGTTAAATCAAATATATGTGCACCACTAATTGTTGCCACACATAAATAATTACCATCTCCATGCACATAATTAACATACTCATTGTTTATATCTGGATAATTTTTATATATATTTAAATCATCATACACAGACCCAGAAATAGAACTCATTGGGGATCTAATAACACCAGAATTCGTGGTACTTATATATAAATAATTATTATCAGCCCACACAGAAGTTGTATTTAAATAAGAAATAATACCTAAAAACAACCCTGTTGTATTATAAATATTTATACCACTAACAGTGGATTTAAATATAAAGTTTTCTGTTGACCAAATATTCATATCATACCCCCAACATAATCATTATTTTTAATTTGTCAAGTTCCTATCTTTAATTACATATTTTAGAAGTTCATAAAGCTCACACAATACACCGCCGCCACCGTAAGTTGATAATGGGTAAGTAACAGAATTTCTAACAGATTCTGGAGCATCACTTGGACAGAAAGTAACTTGGGCTAATTTTATACTTTCTATATCAGAATAAGAACACCCTACATATAATACATTTTCTGGTGTTACATCATATCTTCTCATTATTTCAGTTAATTCCTTAAGCTTGCTTTTTGATGCGTGAAAAAAAGGAATATTCTTCTTTCTACATAAAGAGTAATTAACATAATTATCTGAAGATATAAATACAAATGTAAATGTCTTTTTTAACATATTTATAACTTCAAAATCTTTCATATAGTATTGTTTAAACATTATATTACCCATGGCATCAAAAGCTGTCATGTCTTCTGTTATAATACCATCCATTGCACTAACAACAATTTTTATATCTTTACATCTCTCTTTTAACTTTTCCAATTAAACCACCTTCCTTATTTATAATCATTATTAGACGTGGCTCCCTTTATATCAAACCAATCTTTAACATCTCTAATTCTTAAATTAACTTCGTCTGCTGCTTTACACATATGAACTTCTAATCCTTTACCTTCAGCCCATTTTACAAAAGCTTGAACATCTTTTGGAAAACATTTTCCACCATAACCCCTATTACCGTCATGTCCAGGTACATCTATATGACTATTCCCTATTCGTGCATCAGCAAGCCACATATTTTTTAATTCTTCATAAGGAATGTTAATATGATTAGCTATATCATACATCTCATTCAAAAACGAAATTTTAATAGCAAAAAAACAATTAGCCATGTACTTAACTACTTCTGCTGCTTCCCATGTTGTTAAATAAATAGGTGTATGTGTAAATCTAATCTCATAAAAATCCTTAATTTTTTTTGTAATCTCTTTCTCCCCACCTAATATAATTCTAGCTGTATTAATGAAATCTAATTTATACTGTCTCTCAGTAAGAAATTCTGGACAAAAAACAAAATCATGATTAGGATATTTTTTAGCATAATTTCTTGTAGTTCCAGGTATAATTGTGCTTCTTAATACAATAATTTTTCTTTCTTTTGCCACTTCAACTATATTTTGTATTGCATCATCCATACTTGATATATCCTGACTACCATCATCACACATTGGTGTGGGAACACCAACAAATATGTATTCCGAAGAATTTATAGTGTCTTCTAAAGTATCATATATATTATTATATTTATCATATATCTTTATATTGGTATGTAGCATAAATCCATGAACAAAAGCCTTTCCTAAAAACCCAAATCCAATAACACCTACTGTTTTCTTTTCCATATCTTTAAACTCCTTATGCTGATTTATTTTTATACCATTCTATAGCCTTATCCAAAGCTGTATATAGATCATACTCGGCCACATATCCCAATTTATCTTTAATATAACTTAAGTCCGCCAATGTATGTCGTGTGTCTCCTGGTCTAAAATCTCTATAAATAGGTTCTACATCTGGATTTCCAAACTTTTCCAATTGAATCACCTTCCTTCCTAACTTTTTTTCCAATTTCCCTTTCTATATTTTTTATCTTGTCCAGCATGAATATAATTAGCACTACCGTGACCTAATACGTATCTTTTATAATTTAATTGATCACACCCTGGTGTTAAAGTTCCAGCTTCATGTAAATAATTACCCCACCCAACATAATCTACTAAATTATTTACAAGTTGAGTTTTAAGAATTCCTACTGATTTTGACATGAGTTTATACTCTGTTAATTTTAAATTATTTAAAATCACTTTTTTTAAATTATGTTTTATATCAGAGTCTTTTCTATAAAATAATACTGAAATCACATCATCGCTATTTATCAAAAAATCAACAATAGGGTCTATATTAATTTTATGTAAATATTGTGTATCATCCTCTGCGCGTATATGAATAGGACTTTTACATAATTTTAACCCTTTTTGCCAATAAAAACCTATCCCGCAAAAAATATCACTAAACACTATTTCATCAAATAAGTTTGAATGTGATTCAATCCAATCCCTACCTAATTTTCTCCTTTCAACGTCGTTAACCAAATCTTCTACTATAACCCACCTAAACGTATGGGTATTGCTAATAATATTTTCTCTGGTAGAATATATTGATTGCTCTAATAAATCTTGTCTTGCACAACTACTACATATTATATCTATTATCATTTAATTATACCTCCTACCTACATCCAAATATTACCACCATATGAATTTGTATTTTTTACCCAAAGGCTGTGATTATGATAAATATGTGGTATTATATTGTGTTTTTTTTTGCTACGTATATTATACTCAGGAGGAAGTGTATATATATGCAAATTACAAGTAAGATATAAAGCTACCCTAAAAGAAGGCTGATCATTAATTTTTCCTGACACACTACACCACTCTTTGTATTTTTTTCTCCATATATCAAAAAAATTATCAATCACAGTAGATTTTTTAAATAATATTACACCACCAGCAAATTCAGAAAAACTATCAGGAATATCCCTGTATTCTTTCCATATTTTACTAACTTCTTTCTTTTTTCTCATATGGTCGAAAGTAGCAGCAATATCAAACCTTTCCATCAAAGAAAAAATATCAATAATATTATCTACAACACCAGTATCACTATCTAAGTATAAGGTATTATCGTAAGGAGAAAGTTGTAGATATAGCTGTTTTACTCTTTCACTTTTAGGTGAAATAATCTGTACGTTGTCACAATACTCACTATTAAACCCAATATCATCAGTAAATAATGTAATATCCAAATTTGGATGCACACATTTAACAGTTTTCATAGAATAAGCTACTTCTTTTAAATAATAATCTTCTCCAAGTTGTTGTATTCTTTTATTTCTATTACTAAAAGCTATATATACTATACCATTTTTCATTACCACACCTTCCTAAAAAATATAGCTGAATTTCTTTGGGTTTTACCATATTTATTAACCTCAATAAACTTATTTTCTTTTTTATATTTATCAATAAACAACCTAGCATTATTATCTATCAGCTGTAAATCACCAATATCA